ATCGCTTAGGTCACGACAGTAAAACTCGAATTCAACGCTAAAAGTATGATTAGCGCGTGAAGATGGTATGTTAATAAACTCAGATATGGTACCGCTAATGCTCGCTTCTGCATAAAATACCATAGGAGACCCACTTCCACCCCACGAATTTCGACCTAAACCTGCTGTAGAACTAAAATTATAATACTCCCCAGCGGTTCGGTCTCGTACGTTAAGATGAATCCGAGAACCCGCTCCTCCCGAAAGAGAACTAAACTGCGCGGTTATTTCAGCAAGTACATTGTCAGTACCGTCCACTACTGATTCTTTAAGAATTTCAGGAGTTCTTACAGTAAAATGTTGTTTTAATTTTACAATCCCAGAACCGTCAGCCACTTGGGGAGGATATGCAGTATTTTGAAAAGAACGAATGTAGAGTATACCGTCGTCAGCCTCTCCGTAAGTAGATGAAGGGGTAGTCCCCGATAAAAAGCTATAAATCCCAGATACATCCTTTAGGTCATACCTGGAGCATGAGCCAAGTCTTATAGTATCTTCGAATTCGGAGGAAGTTATACCATAACGTAGGACGCTATAAACTTCCCATCCATTCAGCTCGTATAACGAGAGTATCTCGTTCATGTGAACCCCCGACAATGCCCTGTCTAGGGAGTAATCCCTAAAATTCCCGTTTAATAACAGGGGGTCTAATAATGAAAAATCGGGATTTACTAACTGCGAGTTAGGGGTAATACCGCCAGAAACGTTTACTGACGAGAATTGATGGTTAGGGATATCTGAGTTATAAGCCCAAACCGTACCATCTAAAGGGTCTAGGTTTTTATACACCGTGTTGTTGTAGGGCGAGCGAGGTGTAGATACATAACCAGAAAGTGCGCCTAAAGCATGAACTCTATCAAAGGCTGAACGGTTAGGGCTTAAAGTGAACCCTTGGACGGTGAAGTTAGAAACATTATACGAAGAGGATACATCAGCATCAATAGCGGAGGGTGCAGGTATACGCGTAAGCATATTCACTACATGCTCTTTCATTCCATCTACAATAAGATTTCTCTCTTGTATAATAGGCGTGGATTCAGTAACGGGGTTTCCCCCGTCTAAGTACCCTTGATAAATTGAAAGTGTTCCTTGCATGTCAGTCCTTCATATTGAAACTTCTGTATGTGTATGAGCCCTCAGTTGTTGACCCACTATTAGTAGAACCTCCAAGAAGCTCTACGTACTCTGCCTTGCTTCCCCCAGAAACCTCAAAGGAGGATGTAGAGTAAGTCGCATCACGAGAGTAACTTGTAGTAGTTAGGCCATCCCAGAATGTATAAATGGTATCAATCTCTTTGCTATTAAAGTAATTCATGGATTGATTTAGTACAGTATCTACCACGGAAATTTCATAAATTACAATCCCATCCCTTACGGTGTTATCAAAAATATCATTTGTAGTGTTACTTTTAACCTTTAGAAGATACCCAGTAGAGGAAGTATGTACATCTCCTGATTTAAAAGTATCTCCACAGGGAATAGATTTTACTGTAAATATGTCTTGCGTGTGAAATGATGCAGATAAAGTCTCAGGGCATCTAGCAGTCACGCTTATAGGCAATACTTTCGTAAATATATGGTCATCTACTGTCGTCGATGGAATCCACTTCTCATCCCTCCAACAGAATCTCCATTCAACAACTGCGCCTATATCGTCAAGAACACCTGACGTGCTAAGCTCTACAGCTAAGCTTTGAACTTCTAAATTAGATTGAGTTCTAGCTGCAATATCTACCTTAAATTGGGATTGAGGTCTAAGCTTATTGAACTTTTGATTGCCTGCATACTGAGGGTCAAAAGGAACTACAATCTCAAGAGGGTTAGTGTCAGGGGAAAATAAGGCAATACTCGCACCTAAAGCGGCGTTTAATACAGCGTCTTTGTCTCCGTTATTTACTACAGCAAAAGACTTAGAGTTTGAATGCGATTGCCTGAATTGTATCCCTGATAAAATCTCATTAGTAATGTATTCTCCTGAAGTCCTGTAAACTCCTGACAAGCTATACTCGGAATAAGCATCAGGCGCAGCGTATAAATAAGGACGGTCACTAATCGTCATAAGCCTCTTATTATAGTTTGCGTACCTAAGCCCCGCAGCGGCTCTAGGAGCGACTACAGAAGACCATTGGAGTTCATACCCTCCAGTGTACTGTCCTTGCGGTAGGGGCGTTAGAGCCCCAGCTACGTTATCGTCGATTAGTCCTTTGTACCTAAAATCGCTATTCCACAAAGTAGGGCCATAAGCATAAGATATAAAATTATAACCTCCATAGTAAGGAATATTAGGACTTACAGTATTTGCTAGAATACTACTAAATTCATTCTTATAAATATGGTAACTGCTATGAACGCTATCTCCAAAATCAAAGCTCCTATAATCTAAATCTGAGAATCTCGGATTTGAATTACGGCGAATAGTTCTAGAGGTCATAGCCTTCATAACCCCTTTCATGTTATTTCTAAGGATTGGGACGGAGCTACAAGCTGTATTTGTCTCAGGTACTGCGCGGGAAGGGAAAAGGGAGGATAAAGCGAAATCGACTGACATCAACCCTTCTCGCGTACAATCAGTACCTGAGAAAAACCCGCTATTGTCCCATACCGTAGAAGACATAGGTAAATAATCTTGTGTATCGTACTCAAACCCTTTAGAAATGTACTCCCAGGTAGTAGTGTACTCATTAAGGGTGGCGTTTGAAGTAGCAATACCATAATGATTCATGGCTATGGGCTGGCCCTTTCCTGGTCGAGTGTAGGGATAACATGGAAGGGCGTAGCGGTAGTTCCTTCTACGAGAGGCGTTTCTATTTAAGTCGGTAGCCGAAACATACCAAAAATTATTTGAACCTGCGCTGACCCATAAAGGAAGAACTCTACCATCTCCATTTATGCCTTCGGTGCCTAGGGCACCTGTTCCGCTTGTCCCTGCCCAAAAATCAGTCCTATAAGACCGTAGATACTCTGTATTCCAATCATCAAGGCAGTTATCTGTTAGAATGCACAGCTTCCCTAGGGCTGTATGAGTGTCTTCTAAATCTTCATATAGTGTTATACGAGCAACCACATGCAGGGGGAGAAAAGTTCTCAGGATATCTACGTAAACTTGCAACGCCGCTTTGTTTCTAAAGGAATCGTAACGTGCAACTGTATAATCTAAGGAAGATGCTTCAAAGGCTCCAAAAATAAAGGAAGATTTTGTATTCCAAGTATCAAATAAACTCAAAGCGCTAGTATGCCCGTACTCCACAAATTTAGAGTAATTAGGAGGTAAGGACATTGCGCTCGTGAAGAACCTGAAACCGTTATTAGCGCCAAGGGCAGGAGCGCCTGAGAGGGCATACACTTGATTCAAAGCACTCATTACGTAGTCCTTAAAAGCTAAAACGTAAGTCTCGTTTACTTCAAACCCAAAATCGTTGCGGCTTCCTGATAAGGCACGGCAGAAAAAATTAACCCGCGCAGGAGTTAGCTCGCACTCTTTATAGAACCCATACTTCTCCCATGGGGGTACGGCAACATGAAATCCTACATCGCCTGTAGGAGAATCAGAAGGATAATTCCTGTGATAGAACCCCTTTAACCCGTTCAAGGCAGGAAGACACTCCCATACCTTATTATCTTTAAAGGGTACACCTCCGATTAAGATAGCTGAAAAGGTGTTAGAGTAATCTTCCAAGATGCCGTCAACTAAAAATCTGTAATTTCTATCTTTCGCATCCGAGTAGGTAGGGGGAGCTTGATTGAACCTCACACCAGAAGGCCATGAATCCCTAAACGTTGTACTTACAGAACTAAACTCTAAACCCTCTTTAGCAATAAAAGATTCTGTTTTTACTAGGTAGTAAAGCAATTTAGGGAGATAGGATTCCCATGTCTCGCCCACATCAGAAGCGGCGAATACCCCATCTGGGAATATTAACCTGCAGGCTGCGTCAAACCCAACAACGCTACCTTTAGTCTTGTACATCATTACGGCGTTTCTTAGCTGGGCTCTCCATTTGGAGTAGTCACCCGTAAGAAATTGCCATCCAACATTATTCGCCAACAACTCTAAGAATTTCTCAGGGCAGTCATCTATACTTAATAAGTCTCCTATCTCTTCTATAATTAAGTTTATATCAGCAATGCCTAAACTAATAGCCTTTAGGAACCTCTGAAAGGGCCCAGCATCCCTCATCTTAGAAGGGAATCCTCCTGTGCCGTCTAATAGCACGCTTAAAGAGTCTTCATAAAAGGAACTATTTTTTAAACGGTCATCAGTCCAAGTCTCCAACTGTTTTTGAATAGCAGTAAACATCTGAGTCCCAGATAGGTACTCATTAGCCGATAAAGAGGCGGTTGAGCTTGCATGGCTATAAGGAAAGAAGCTTCCGTAATACGTACTGTCGTCTCTACCCTCCCAGAAAAATCTAAACAGGGAATTTAACGCATTCTTCGTAGTTAAGGTTTGCCCTTTAAATAAAGGGGGTATCATATATTCAACCATTAACGCGGAAGCATCTCCAGATGCATTCGTAGCACTTAAAGAAGATGTATTTAGGAAATAAAACATTCCCATAGTTTCTATTAAATACTCATGAACAGAAGAGAGTGAGGAGTAGGACCCAAACGCTAACCCTGACATGTGAGACAGCAATCCTGAAGGGTTATTTAATTCAGCGTCAGGGAGAAAGGTGCCTGTGAACCAGGAAGTAAGCTCCTCTTGAGTTTGAAACGAATCGAACGTTAAAGCGTATGGAGCTAAAATATTACGCTGAAAGTCATTAGGACTTAAATTAGTTTGCTGGTTAGGAACAAAGTATTTCGCCACAGCAGATGTTGGCATACGTTCCGTTAAATCAAAACTACTAACCGTCAAGTATAAATCATTTTGAATAGCAGCTTTTAGCATTTTGCCTAGGAAGGTTAAACTTACATCTTCCTCCTCCCCGTAAAGGCGAAAATCCGTTTCCCGATAAAATTCGGGAACCATACGGTTTACTATTTCGATATAGTTATACTTTGTAGTAGATGAGGACATTATACGTACTGCACGTTTATCTCTATATTATTCAACTGTAGTATTTCATTAAAATCTACATAAATATCATTAGCGTAATTGTCAATCGAGAAGAATCGGGCTCCTGGGTCTCCTAGAATATAATTAATAAGTTCAGCTAAAATGAGAGGCTTCCCAAAATCCATAACATTTGTAGAGAAGTATTCCTGAATAAGACCTGCGACACGTTGCTTAACATCCTCAGAAGATAGCTTTTGCTGCTTGTCGATATAGAGGGTAGTAACCAAATCTAAAGTTCTCGCTATACCATCAACAATAGTAAGCTCATCAGTCATCATTCTGTACTTGTCTAGGTAGGCTAATAACTCAGACTTAAATTCAAACGCTGCTCTTTCCAGGTGATTTTCGGTAGCTTTTTGAAGCACAAAAATATCAATCATGTTTCCCGCGCTTCCGTTGTCTCGCAACACTGCTAAAGCTTTACCTGTTTTACCTAGAACGCTCCTGAAGCGATTAGCAAATGCGGTGTAATCTTGACCTGTCACAGCCCTATACTGAGCCGCAAACCACATAGGACCGAAACGACGAGCCTCCTCTAGGGATTGAGCGTCTACGCCACCTGTTCCTGGTCTGTTGTTTGTAAAGGAGAATGCTCTGGGAGTCCCAGGGCTAATACTGAACTGAGCTGTGTCAGATTTAGAGATAGAGTTGGAACCTACATTACCTCTCAAGCCTCCTCCTGTACGATACATTACCCTGTACTCTGAGCCTGGGGGAGGGGCTTTACCGATAACACCATCCCCAAAGCGTAACTCACAGGAAAAGTCTTCATTGTAAACAAGCTGAAATGCAGGGGTTCCAGCAGACGCAAACCATATATTATCAATCTCAGTGAACCAGTCATCTACTGAGGAGACCACGACACTACCCTCTACTACAGAAGGTAACGTTAATTTTATAACCTGACTAGTTGAGCCAGTTAAAAAGGTCCCATCCTGGGTCTGCAGCTTCCCTTCTAGTAGAAGTAGATTAGACGCAGTAAGACCATCGTCTTCGAAATCAGCAGCATTTAATGTAATATTAGCAGCTTCCATATCTATATTTCCATTCGCATCTACGTCATAGAGTGTATAAGATAAAGGTAAATTGTCTCTAGTGCTAATCATATCGACATTTCTGGCACTTTGAGGGATTGTCATGGTGACAGCACCAGTAACAGCGTACGTCTCATCAGTAACCGTTAACACTGCATTAGCCTTCGCAGGAACAGGACCTCTTAAGGATATGCCAATTAACTCCAAAAGCTTAAGCAACCCTTCAGAGGTTTTAGCAGTAGAAATATAACTCTCCTGCGCTAAAGCATCGGCCTTGAAAGATAAGACAGCGGCTTGATAGGCAAATAGTTCTGTAAGCATCTGACCTAAATCTGACTCAACAAAATTATTGTAATCTTGAGGATAAACAGATTTCACATACTCTTTAAAGCTTGCTTTAAACTCATCGAAATCTGCTGTAGAGAAATCAATTAAATCTTTTTTAAGTGCCTCTGGAATACCTCCTAAGCGGAGCCAGTCTGAAGTTACTTGACCATCAAACCCGCTAGGGTTATAAATAGAGTCGAAGGCGGGGTTTGAATTTGGTACGTTTTGGTCAACCATTGATAGTAACTCCTTGTGTGTTTACAGTTAGGTAAATTCCCTCTGTAGTGAATACATTATTCTTTATAGAAAATGCTAATTCTAGAAACATTTCCGAGGTTTCGGTTTGGGGGGTCAAAGAAAAACTTCTTATAATTATTCTTGGTTCGTACCGCTCTATTGCAGTTCGGATAGAGTTTTCTAGAGTTTCAACCGTATATGAATCCATCGGTGCAAATACTGAAGAACGTAAATCTGTACCAAAGTCTAACCTCATAGGACGTTCACCTCTCTGAGTTAGAAGTAACTGAATTAGGCCATCCTTAATAGAGGTCTCGTTGAAGTTTCTAGAGAACATACCTCCCGTATTATCCGTAAGGCAAGGCCATGCTAAACCCTTAACAGCGTGTACGTTGTTAGTAGTAACAAATTGTAAATCTCCGTAACTAGCCATTATAGAAGCCTAAAGGGGGTAGTGATTCCTGTAAAGAAAGGACGCTGTGCATTATAATTTATAAGTAC